TGCTGATTCTGAAATTTACCATCATTTCGTAAATGCCATCCAGAAATTTGCTGATAACGATAGAACTTCCCTAAATCCCCAGAATGTCCGTCTAAGTGACTCTACCCGATTTGACAAGGATTTCGCCTTTGGTGGATGTGGTTACGGCGTAGGAGTTGCTCTTGATACGATCTCGGATCAAGGTGTAGATTACCGCAATGTCAATTTTGGTATTAATATGTCTCTGGATTTAACTAGCGACTCGCCTCAAGCATTCTTCGTTTTTGTTCATAACAAACAGACTCTGGTCTTTGGCGGACAAGGCATGCAGGTCCTTAATTAAAAATTTTTTAATTTAGTTTTTTTATTATTTATTTTTTTATTCTATTCATTATAAAGATGAATACTGCTCCAAGTGATATGACTCCTCCGTCGCAATCTGGCGGATTAAGTACTGAACCTCAGGCAACTATGGTTGAACGTGGTGCTGTCCCCGCTCAGGTCCCTAATTTACTAAGAGTATCTCCTATGGATACTACGACCTCTACTGATGTTGAAACCAGCATTACCGATCCAGTTGTCCGTAGTGATTCTTTTGTTAGATTTACTCTATTAAACAAGGGGATCCTTCATTCCCATTCAAAAATAACTCTTCAACTCAAAGATCTAGATGGATCTGATCGTTTCTTGCCCCCGACTGTAGGAGCACATAGTCTAATTAGTCGTGCTGCTCTCAAAGTTGGTACGAAAACTCTTCAAGAAATAGATGGATACAATTATTTATCGGCATACAAGCAGATGTTTGTATCTAACGAACATCAATTAGAACGTGAGCAAGTATTATCTGGAAAAGTCATTGCCCATGAATTCAGATATTCTGATGTTAATACATCTTCGGGAGGTCCCGATAATGATACTAGAGCATTCACCTATGGTCTCTCAAATGGTAAAGAATACAGCACTTCGTATGCTACAGCAGATCCAGATTTACGTGTCCCTGACTTTATAAATCTTGTAAATGATCCTCAATTCCAGATTGCTCTAGCAGATCTCTTCCCCATGCTGAAACAGACACAATTACCCCTTTACATGATGCAGGAACAAGTATCAATTGAATTAACATTTGAACCTTCCTTATCTGCTCGTGCGTGCGGTGCCAAGGGTGTTGCTGCTGCTTCCTATGCGATCGACACCGATCAAGTTAAATTTATTGCTGATTACATCTACTATCCTCAGGAAATGATGGCGGCATATGCTAACCAGAACCCAGAAATTACAATTAATCATTTTGATTACAGACACTCCAAGGTCTCGGTATCCGCTACTTCCACTAGCGGAACCACACAAATAAGAAATCTTGGCGGTGCTGGTCGTATTGTGACTAAAGTAATTACGGGTCTTCAGGCAGATGGCAGTCTCAACGAAAGTATTACGAATCAATATCATTCTATTAGTCCTGAAGCACATTATCAGTTTGGTGAAGCACCGGGAGCAGGTGATCAAAATGGATCACTCACTGTGAATATTAAATACAATGATAAATTCTTATATCCGATTGATGTGACTAACCCTGCTCGCCAGTTCCACAATACTGCTCAGGCAGAGGGAATGGTTCCATTTGTAACTCGAGAAGAGTTTTCTGCCGAAGGTGTAGCACTCACTGCTGATGAATTTATGGGATATCAACAGAATACTGGTGATGGTGGCGATGAAGAAGGTGTCCTTGGAAGATTTAATTGGTTAGCATATCGCCTCAATCGCAATGAACGTATCAATACCCGAGGTCTTGAATATTACTACAAATACAATGGTCTTGATAATGATGGTGGTCTCTATACTCAGAGAGCTTGGTTAGAACTCGCTAAGATCACAGTCCTTCAAGCAGGATTTGTCACGACTAGACTTCTTTAAATTTATTTCTCACATTATTACATACCCTTGACTTTTCTAATGATAAATTAATAAAAATAATTTATTATAATTAATATTAATATAATGTCAGCAGAACCTTATTCACAAACAATACTTCTTGATGCGAATAGACTTTCATCTGAGGAATATTCAGCGAGTAATTTAGCACAGACTGATACATCTGTTTTTACGAACCGAGTTGCGGGAGGTATCACACTTGATATTGGAGATCAAGTAAGTATTCAATCAGCACATATTGCTCAGAGGGGAGCAGGAGGTGAGGTAATTGAAATGAAAGGGAGATCTTTAGGTAAAAAAACAATTAATTATACAAAATTCACAAATGCTTCTTTTATTGGATATAATCTTACATCAGCAGCACCTTCAAGATATACACCAACTGGTTATGTAAAACAAGATGCTGAAAATATTGATGAAGAAGTTGATATGAAAGATAATGAATCAACAATTGTTGTTGAATTTTATAAGACTGCAAATGGAGAAAATTGTATGACATTACCGAGAAATTTTGGAAATGTTTCCGCAAATAATGCTTCAGTTGCTCATTACAATCAGGCAGGGGGAGTAGGACTAGCACTCGCTTCAGAGTACTGGGAGACAGAAGATGGAATTCCTTTAGGAGTTAATACTTTTGCCTATGATCCTCAAAGAAGATTTACTCTTGATGACAATGATATTCGAGATGATTGGCGGCAACAATATCTAATGAGGAGTGCTTCAGGTGCTCAGGTTAATGGTGGTAAAGTCCGTCAAGATAATTCAAGATTTACTTTATTCAAGAGAAAATCAATGGTTTATAATGGATCTCTTGTTTCAGCAGGAGATCTTGCTCTTAGTCTTCAACCTCATGGACCAGCAACAGCACCAGATCCAGCAATTGCCGATTATATTAGATTCAAGAAAAAGATAAATATAAAAATTGATGAAGGATATAATACTCCTTCAAACATAGCATCACAAATAACAGATCAATTAACAGAACCTGAAGATAGTCGTAATGTTATTGAAAGTCAGGGACAATTTAAAACAATAATTCAAGAAAGTAAAATAAATGTAGCATTTGGATCACCGAGTTATGTTTCATATAATTCTTCAGCATGTCAAGCTTTCTTTAATGGTAATCTTGTGAATTCAATACCAGTCGGTGTCACACCAGGAACTTCGCTACAGACTGCTCAAGCAGTTGCTTACAATAATGCTTATGATTATGTTGGTTTTAAACGACCAGAATTAGTTGAAACTGGTCGTGCTGCCTTTCCATTTAACGGACAAAAATTAGTGCAAAATATCTTCAAAACTGATCGTGCAAAAGCAATCATTGATACAAATATGCCTTGGAACGATGAAAATTTATTAAAAATAAAAAGATTTTTTGATAGTCAAACTCTTTATCCTGAATTATTAGATGGAGGAGTTGATACTAAATTTCCAAGAACTGATTATTCAACATTTAATACTACCTCTGCTTCAATCTCTGCATCATTTAGAGAAGTTGGAAGATTTCTTCATATCGATATTGGTCATCAATCACAAGGTAGTCTCAAGAGTGATACTGAACCATTAGGTGATGATATGTATAATACATCATTTAATACTTCTGGAGCAAATGGATCTGATAAAACATCTGCTCCTATTTTTGTTTTCTTTAATAATAATAGTTCAAATTTAACAGCAACCGAGACAATAGGAGATCGTAATGATAATTTAGCATATGGATTTGGTAGGAAAACAACTGCAAATGATTTCATTAGTTTTACAACAGAATTAATTGGTGGAATTCCAGAATCTTTATTTGATATGGGACCAGCACCTGCAGGAATTGTTCTGGACACAAAAATAGGATATGATTATCATTTTAATGCTTACGGCAATGCTGCTCTTCTTCTTCATTCTGGATATAATCCTGTTCAATATTTCGGTCATCAAGCATTTCTTCAAGCAGAATATATTGAGAATGTTTATGTTGGAGCAGATAATCCATTATTTAATTTTGATTCGGTTGAAAATAGATTTGAATTTAAGAATCTTCATACAGCAGAAAAATCTGGTAATTTCTACAACGCAGGAGATCCTCAAGTTCCCGGTGATATTCTAGGTCCTCCACCTTCATCAACAGCACAAGATCCAGTCTATTTCATAAATAAACAAATGAGATATGATAATTGGTCTCCAGACATTCATCCTTATCCGACAATCAATTTAAGTGGGACAGTCGCAGGTAATGATGTTCAATCATTCATTAATTCACCACTCAGATTACAAGCAGGATTACCTTATGATGCTCATTCTGGAATTAGTATTGTTGATATGGGGATTGATGAAACAAACTGGACAGATAGTATCTGGGGACTTCTTGGTTTCAGATATGGTCAATTTAATGGTTCAGGGGAAAATATTAAAAATGAAAATTTTACATTCTCTAATTTACCGAGTAATACTCAATCAATAACAACCAATGCTCTGCTCACTTCATTACAAAGTCAGCAATATGTTCAGAATGTTTTCTCAATTCCTTTACTCAAACCGATGGTAGGATCAAATGTTGAATATTATAATACTTCCGTAACTCAAGCTTCATTCGCATCAGCAACAGCAGATCACATAGTTTCACCAGCAATATCAGTTCAGCAAGAGAGCACAGTCGTAAAGGCAAGTGATCTTCCAAGGAAAGTATTAAGAGGATATTTTTTGGTTAATTCAGATATTCTTGATCAAGCAAATTATTATCAGCAAGCAAATCCATTATCTACGATGGCAGTTGTTGGTAAATATAATTCAGCAGAAGACTTTGTCAATTATGACGGCGGAGGAGCAGTGTTCACTGTAACGAGAAAAAAAACTATTACAGATATTAAAACACAGATATTAGATCCCGAAGGATCTCTTGCTCAGGTAGGAGATAACAGCGGAGTAATTTATAAAATTGATAAACAAATTAAAACAGATTTAAGATTTGGAGAAAATTTACTTTCAGGAATGTACGGAAAAGTTCAGCAATAAATCAATTCAAGATTAGGTTCTGATTTCTTGTTGTAATAATTATTCATAGAGAATTTTTCTTCTAGCAAGCGATCAAATCCTTGTTTAGTCTCTTCATATTTAGATTTCTTCAATCCATTACAAATTTTAAGATAAATATTTTCTTTCATATTATTATTTTGAATATCATCTTCTAACCATTCCATAACTTTGTTTTTCATTTTCAGATTTTCAGATTTACGATCTATCACTGAATCGTAATCTTCTACCCATTCTTCATATCTTTCAAACTCGTTTTCAAAATGATGTCTAAATTCATCCATTATGAATTCATCATCAGTCCCTAGACTAATCTCCATCATTCTTGTAATTTGATCATCTCGATCTTCTATTTCAGTTAAGACATTATCAAGTTCTGGATAATCATCAATACCGAAATATTGAATCTCATGATGCTCAAGATCTCCGTGTCCATAAAATCCATAATCTCCATTTTCTTCCGAGGCATATACAGCATGAACATCAAAACCAATGTCATTGAGATGGTCCCACAATTTGATAGGAGAATTCCATGCTGTAGAAATAGTCATAATAAGATTTTTATAATCTGAAAATTCAAAACAAAGCACATCTGGTTCCCATTTTGTGTCCCAGTGGTCACATCGCCAGTAAAATTTCTCTCGGTCAGTCAGACCTGACGGAACAGGTCTCAAGATATTAAATACTTCTCTTTCTGGATTATCTTCATTTTCCAGTGAAATTCGTAGATCCCTGAATATATCCCACCTAGTCTGTTTATCCTTGATGTCCTGCCAGATTTCGTTACCCATTCCCTGATCATCCACAGAAATAGTTACGACAGAAATTGACATGTTCGGCATATTTATTTATTTATTTCTTTGTTTATGTTTGATACAAAAAATTCTACTCAACTATCAAATTTACTGGAAGATCTATTAAATCAAAAATACCAAAAAAAATTATAAGATCTGTTAATAAATGTCAAAATTATTTGAAAATAGTTTTATACGAAAAAGTAAAGAAAAATTACA